ATCAGATGTACAGTGAGGTCAGGCAGCTAAAGGCTAACGTTGTTGAGTACCTGGCAGGCGTGGCGCAGGACCTGCCGCAACTCACGACATACACCACATACAAGGCCCTACCCGCGCTGGTGGTTGGCTATCAGATATACGGAAACAACGATCACAACCTGGAGATAGTGGATCGGAACAACGTGACCGATCCCATGTTCGTCCCGCCGAGGACTATAGAGGTGATCGGTGGCTAGTCCCAAGGTGAGCCTGTCTGTCAACGGCAAGCGCCTTGACGAGTGGACGAGCGTTAGTATCTCTCGATCTCTAACATCGCTGGCCGACTCGTTCTCGCTCGGCTATGTCGACGTGAACACGCGGAAGGATTACCCAATAAAGGAGGGTGATGAGTGCGTGGTTTCTATTGGCCTGAACAAAGTGATCACCGGATATGTAGATGTTGCTGAGTGGAGATATAGCGCGTCATCGGACGGTAAAACATCACACTCGTTCTCAGTAGAAGGGCGTAGCAAGAGCGGCGATCTGGTTGATTCAAGCGTAGTGCCTGATCCTTCAACGTGGAAAGAGAAGACATTCTTAACAATCGCCCGGCAGATCTGCGCCCCCTATGGGATCACCCCGATAGTGTCTGATAATATTGATGTGCTGGCGAACACGCCGATCCGCCGTCACTCGGTGGAGATCGGAGAGAGCCCAGGTGATTGCTTAGGCCGGCTGGCGCAGAAGTTGGGTGTATTATTGAGAACCACGGTAGACGGCAAGCTTGAGATCGGCAGGCCGCCGGGGCTGATAGCTGCCAGCGCAATCATGCTAGACCGCGGCGGGGCACGGATTAAGAGCGGCAGTCGACGCAGCGACCATCGACAGCGCCACGATCTCTACATCGCGTTCGGCCAAAACCAGGGGAGCTCTACAGTGCTCGGGGACGCGGCGCGCGATGGCAAGCAATCGGCCAAGGATCCGCGCGTGACTAGGTATAGGCCGCTGGTGTTTATCCAGGACGGCTCAAGCACAGCCGGAACGCTGAGGCGCGCGGCTGAGTGGACGCGGAACACGCGGGCAGGACAAAGCGAGCGGGTTAGCTATAAGGTGGTCGGGTGGGAGTCAGCCCTGGGGAAAATATGGGAACCGGGCAGGACTATTATTTGTAATGACTCACTGTTAAGGCTCAAGAAAAAGGGCCTGATCGTCGAGTCTGTGAGTTTTACCCAGAGCAAGGCAAGCGGCACTGAAACGCAGATCGACCTAGTGAATCCTGAGGCGTTTGTAGGACTCACGCCCCCCACTAAACCCAGGATAAAAGAGGGCGTCTTGACATGGTAGATCGCACAAGCTGGAACGCGATCAAGGGAATGATCCGCAAGCTGAGGCAGCGCCTCGCTATGATGGTGACGCGCGCGCGGATCACATCATCGACGGTTGGCGCTAACGGGCAGATCGCAACCGTCGGCATGCTGCAGGGTATACAGCGAGACGGTGCAGAGGTCTTTGAGCCTTACGGCGTTTCCAGCTTCCTGCCGCCGGGCGCTGAGGCTGTGGCTGTGGCTGTTGGCGGGTCTAGCGATCAGGTAGCAGTGCTAGGCGCTGCGCCACGCGGAGGTGTACCCGCGGGAAAGCTGCCGGGCGAGGTCGACTTCTACAGCGCGCACGGGCAGGTGATACGGTGCCACGTTGACGGGTCCATCTCGCTCAGTCCGGGCAGCGTGCTAGGCGTACCGGGCACAGTGTATACTGGCAGTGCGGTGGACCCATTACTACCCTATACGGCTGCCGGCGGTGACAGCGTGGTTCCTAGCGCTCAGCTCATTGCGTGGATGGCGGCGGCTAGCGTCCTGCTGAATGTCCCGCCTGGCGCGTTCCCGCTTCCGGTTCCCACCAGCATTGGCACGATCGCGCCTGTTATCACAAGAAGGACCAAGGTGGGATGATGCCGGCCCTGCTGCACCGATTCGACAATCTTGAGCAGCGAGGAGATATCTCGCAAGCGAGGACGGAATTCGCACCGTTTACGGGGAACCTTGCTACCGATGATGGGCTGATCTCGCTGGTGGAATTGTCACTGTTCACCGATCGCCGTGCGCCGCCGGGCGTTGACTTGCCAGGGGGCCCGCTCGATCTGCGCGGCTGGTGGGGCGATCAATTTTGGGGCGAAAGTTTCGATCTTCCGCAGTACGAGATCGGATCGCTGATCTGGACACTCGACAGATCGAAGAACAGATCAGAGACTCTCGCCCTGCTTAGGGACTACGCGGTCGATGCCGTCAAATGGATGATCGACACGGGCATGTTGGATCGCGCCGTGGCAATATCTGAGCGCGTGGATAACAGCACGGCAGCGTTTCAGCTCCAGTTATTCAGGCCAAACGATCCTGACTCGCTCTGGACACCGAGATGGGAGAAGACGATCAATGGCATCTAATATTGAGAGACCCACACTGGCAGAGATCCAAAGGCGCGTGTTTGCGGATTTCCGCGCAGAGCTCCCAGGTAACGAGCCAACGATCCCCCTGTCGACTGAGTTTGCTTTCTGTGTAGCTATCGCGGGCGCTAGCCACTTGAAGAACGGGCGGATCGATTATGCGATGCGCCAGCAGTTCGCGGACACGGCAGACACCGAAGGCCTAGATCATCATGCGAGCGTATGGGGGATCACTAGGCTGCAGCCCCAGAAATCCCAAGGCAGCGTCCAAGCGACGGGAACTGCAGGCACCGCGATCCCGATCGCATCGGGGCTGACAAGCCCAAACGATGATCTGCTGTTCGTCACCACTGCCGCGGCGGTGATCGGGCTAGGCGGTCAGGTTATCGTCCCGATTGAAGCGGTGGCCACTGGATCGGCTGGTAACAAGAACGTTTTCACTAAGCTAGAATTCAGCACGCCGATCCCTAACGTGGATGCGGACGTAACAGTGCAAGGCGTCTTCGACATCATAACGGGCGTGAGTTCCGGCCTGATAACGGGCGCAGATCTAGAGTCTGATGATCTGCTACTTGAGCGCCTGCTATTTCGGATCCAGGGCGGCAAGCTGATCGGCAAGCCTGGAGACTGGGAGGCATGGGCGCTTGAATATCCAGGCGTGACAAGAGCCTGGGAAGTGCCAAACATCAGCGGGCCCGGAACGATTGGCGTGTTTTTCGTAACCGATGACGATCCCGTAAGTGTGATCCCCGGTGCGCCGCTTGTGGCGCTTGTCGATGTGGACATCACAGCGAAGGCCCCGACGCCGGCCACAACGATCGCGCTTGCCCCCACCGAGGTGCAGATCGACCCGGAGATCAGCATCTCGCCCGATACCCCAGAGGTCAGAACAGCGGTAGAGCTTGAGCTTGAAGATATGCTGATCCGAGAGGCGAGCGCGAAGGGCTTTACCCTTTCGCTTTCGAAGATTACAGAGGCGATCAGCCGCGCGCCTGGTGAAGATTCGAACGTGCTGATCTTGCCGGCCACGGATCAGGTGTACGCGTTAGGTGAATTGCCCACGCTTGGATCTATAACCTGGAGTTAGAATCATGTCAGGCCTTGAACCATACGGAAGATCGACCGCGCTTGAGTTTCTGTTCTCCCCGATATCGGGGGCACACATCGCGCTGCTTTCCGCGCTACCAGTCGACGGGCTTGGAGCTGTGGAGATCAACCCAGCAGGCTACGCGCGGCAGCCCTGCGCGTCATGGTCGACCACAAGCATCACAGGCCTGCCGAGCGTGACTAGCAGGTGCAATGCTAGCGCGATCGCGTTCGGACCGTTCGCTTCAGATGTGGATGTTAAGGGCTGGGCGGTATATGACGCGCTAGCAGCGGGGAACCTGATCGCGTCGGGATCCTTTGTCGACGCGGGATTCGATCAGGCCGGAGTAATCACTATACCGGCGGGCGATGACATACAATTTCAGATAGGCGATCTTTGCCTGTCTCTGTCACAGGACTGCCCGATCGTGGTCGTGGGGGCTCCGGTCGCATGTACCGTTCCTTCAGTTGTTACGCTGATCCTCCCGAGCCTGATCGAACTACCAGTTTCGATTGGTGGCCTGCCGCTAGCATTGGCAGGGGGAACGGGGATCTGCGGGGGTAGGCTCATCATGAGTTTGCCGTTTGACGGGGCGGACTACACCTCAGAGATATTCTTCGGCGCGGCATCTCAGGGGCCCATGACTCCCTCACCGGGTCCCGCGCCGCACGATCGCTGGGTCTTCGGATTCACACAGCCCGCGCTGTCTGGAACGCTTGTTAGTGTTGTAGTGACTGAGACGGCCAATCCTTCCTGCACCTTTACTCAGAATTTTTCGATCACGGTGCCTTAACCCATGTCAACCATCCCAGCATACGGGCAAGCAGGATCGCAGGCAGGCGCGGCTGTAGCGATCGATTTCTTCAGCCGGAACAACACGGGCGCCTTTTGCGATCTCTTGCCGCATGGCGCGATGTGGCCCCGTGCGCCTGATACGAATCTGCACAGGCTCTGCTCAGCGATAGCGATCGATCTTGGGCGAACAGATGTGCAGACGGACACAATGCTGGCCGAGTCTTTCCCGGACACGGCGCAACAAACGCTGACCCACTGGGAGACGATCGCGGGCCTGCCCGACGCGTGCGACGGCGAACTGGCGGCCACGGTTTCAGCGCGTCAACAGGATGTGGTCGACGTACTCACCCAGGACCACGTTTTAAATGACGCGTACTGGGCAGCGCTTGCTGGCGTGTACGGATACGCCGCGCCGATCATAACCAAGAATTCAGCATTCTGTACCGGCATCAATTGCACGACGGATCCGATCTGCAGTCTGGATTCGCTTCTGACTGTCACTTTCACTTTTGCATCTGGATCCGACGATGTTTTGCTAGAGTGCAAGATCCGCAAATTTTGGCCCGACTGGACCACGCTAGTGGTCATATTCACATAGGAAGAAAACCCCATGATCCGCGCAGACTTCGACCCTTCAACAGCCGGCACCGTCGACCCTAACGCTAACGGGCTGACCCTCGCTGGCTATTGGACGAGCGGCCCTATATGCACAATCTTTGGGCCCGATGCCGCGAACCACATTCAAGAAGAGATAGCGCGCGCGATTGAGGGGAATGGGCTGACTCTAGATTTCGCGGACAAGGGGCAACTTGCGAGCATCCTTGATCGTGTAACCGGGGTATACGGCGATGGATCTGACGGGATCGTGACCCTTGCCGCGGGCACCACATCCCTTGCCAGAGACATGCACTATGAGGATCTTACAGTCCCGTCTGGATCGACGCTAAGAACAAACGGGCACCGCGTATTCGTTCGCAATGTGCTGACGATGGAGGAGACAGCCGAGATCGATAACAGCGGATCCGATGGCGGAGATTACACGGGCGGGCCAATCGGCGGCGCACCTGGAGCTGGCACGCTAGCCAACGCGCTTGGCAGTGGCGGCGCTGGTGGGATCGGTGGCAACACTCCAGGCAACGCGGATCCTGCAGTGCCGCCCGCGCGTGTAGGATCAACAGGCTTCCCGGTGGGGCTGCTC